GCGCTAAGGTGAGGAAAGCCAAGGCGAAGGGACCAACAGTCAAAGACCTCCGGGCAATGGCGAAAGAGTACGGCATCAAGGGTTATTCCAAGATGTCGAAGCAAGAACTCCTTATGGCCACGGGATCGCGACTGGAAAAGCCGGCGTCTCCGGTGCGGGCATCTGCGGCGGCAGCAGGTAGGGCGCGACACAACATTTTGCAAACCGCCCGCGTAGGCAAGACGGTGGTGGTGCAGTCTCACAGGAGGGATCTGCGCTAAATGCAAGTGACGCCGCTCCATAGACACGCAGTGCTGCGGGTTCCGGCCCTGACGAGCCTGTTTTCGACCGCGCTTGGGGTGACGCAGATTGATGTCGTGAAGGACGGCACGACAACCATCACGACGTCGGCCCCGCATGGCGTCGCGATCGGGCAGTCAATCGCCGTCTCTATCATATCGGCGCCGTACCCTAATCCGATCACCGCTGCCGTGAAGCTTTCGAGCGGCGACTATCAGATCTCGACGGCCAACGATCACGATTTGAGCACAACGCCGGACGTAGACATCGCGGCGCCGTGGAACACAACCGCGAAGCTGCGCGGCTTCGATGACCCGGCTATGAACGGCGATCTGCAGCTTGTGTCAGTCTATGATCGCAAGACGATCACCGTGCGCCCAGCAAGCGAGGTCGCGTCCGTCACGCTGAACGGTGCAGAGGAACAGCTTGTTGATCTCGAATTTGAGCTCGTCGGCTGGCACAAAGTCACGGCGGCCACCACGACCACATTGACGCTGCCTACGCCGGCAAATGTCCTGCGATCCTACACCTCGGACGAGGTCACGGCAGCAACCGGCCATCGAATCTACGGGCTCGAGTCGGGTGAGCTCGTCATGAAGAAGTATGTCCTTTCGGATGCGTCCCTGACGGCAAACGATTGCGTGATGTTTGTCTGCCCTCGAGACGGCGTCAGACTGTCATCGCGCACCGCACTCAATCACTACGCAGCATCGGCCTACAATCCCATTATCGAGGATGGGTTTGATGTGATTGTCTGCTTCCCCGCCGCAGCGTCGTCTGGCGGCGTCTCCCCGGTGGACCTCGCGCATGGCGAAGTGTTGCGGGCCGTCATGAAGACTTTCAACGGCCTCAACGTGCCGTTCGCGACGTCGTACCCGTGCGCAAAGGTGCGGGACGCGGAGCTGCAATCGCACGGACGCGTGAGTCATGATGGGACAAGGTACGTCCACATCTACAACTTCGGAATCAATGTCGAGCTCACGTTTGATGACAGGATCTACCCATTCGAAGTCGCGGATTTGGTCGCAAGTCCGAATGCGTCCGACACGACCGTACATCGCGTTGGTGCCCCTGCGTATCGGGATTTCGCCGTCACTGGCCTAGCCATCAATGGCGAGCCAGGGCTACTGACAATCGACCTGCAATTGGATCCGGCCTGATGACTAAAATCAAGCGCGTTTTGCTGCGCAATCGCACCCCTGTACCGCTGCACGGCATACCGGCCGGCAGTGAGCAAAATGTCCGGGCCCTGGATGATGGGCAACCCGAGCAGCTTGAGCACAGGAAGAGGCTGCGCGAAGGAGCGTTCGAAATCGTGAGGCCCGACAAGGGCAGCAAGAAAAAGGGAGACTAACGGATGACCGCCACTTCGTCATATATCTCTAAGCCGGACGTCACTCTCACGCTGCTGCCCCGCGGCGGCGAGGCCGGCATAGAGGATCATCGCCTGCTTATCGTCGGGCAACTGCTTTCTGCCGGGTCGGCGAGCGCAGGACTCGTCCAAGATGTCCCGCGAAATGACGCTGACATCAATGCGCTGTTCGGCGCCAGGTCACATCTCGCGATGATCGCAAGAGCCGTTCGAAAGGTCAACAAGTGGACGGAGATGGATGCTATTGCGCTGGCGGATGCCGGCGGCGCGACGCAGGGAGCTGCGGTGATCCTCGTGGCCGGCACGGCAACAGAGGCAAAGCGGGTCGAATTCAACGTCGTCTCGAAGACGGATCACAGCTATTCGATTGATGTCGAGGTGGGCGACGATGAGGCGGCCGTCAACGCAAAAATCAAGGCTCTGATTGATGCAGATACGGAGGCCCCATTCACGGCCGCCTTGTCCACCGTTTCAGCCACCGATGACACGCTGACAATGACGGCCGCAAACGGCGGCACGATTTGCAACAATTGGGGTATCAACTTCCTGGGCGGCCCCGTGGCGGGACTTACCGTCACGCTGACAGGGTGGGCGAGCGGGGCAACGGATCCGACGCTGACGTCAATCTTCGATGCCGTAGAGAATATCAGGTATCAGGGCGTGGTCTGGCCGGAAGCCTACACGATAACGACCATGGCGAGCTGGATCGACGCGCGCAAGAATGTGACGAATGACGTCAAGGACGGCGTTGCTTTCCTTTTCATCAATGACACGTTCGCGAATGCGAAATCTGCTGCTCTTGCACGCAATAGCAGTGAGATTGTCATGTTCCACAACGAGCCGCGGGACGCGGCGACATGGCGCGGCCCGCACATGATCGAAGCGCCGGACGTAATCGCGGCGCAGTTCGCGGCATCTCGAGCGCTCCGGTTTGAGACCAATCGCTCGACCGCGTCCGTCGTATCCAGCATTGAGCCTCTTGACCAGTTCGGCGGCATCCACATGGCCACGCTGCCCTACTTCAACACCAAGCTGCCATACCTATCGCAGCCGGAGCGAGGCACGGGATTGACGCAGGCCGAGCAGTCAGAATTGCGCGGGGCCGGCGTCTCTGTGATCGGTGCCAACGAGTTTAATAACGCGATTCTCGCCGGCACCGTGGTCACGACATACCAGAACGATGCGCCCGGCAATCCCGACGATAGCTGGCAATTCCTCAACTGGAGGGACACGCATTCGGTGGTGCGCGAGTATTTCTTCGTGAACATCAAGAAGAAGTTTCAGCAGTACCGGATGTCGACGGGCGAGGCCATCCCCGGTCACGCCATCGCCACCGAGCAGCTCGTGCGGGACTACGCAATGCGGCTCTACATGCAGCTTGCTGATGCTGCCGTCACGGTGCGCGGACGGGCGCAGGTCAAATATTTCCGGGACAACATGATCGTGACAGCCGTCCCGGCTCAACGGAAATTTGACTGCTACTTCGATGCGCCCATCCTTTCGCAGGCCGAGACATTCAATGGTTCGGTACGTTTCAACTTCGGCGTGGTCGTTGGTGCCACGGCCACGGTCTAAGGGGGCCTGAGCAATGTCTACTGCGGAGCAGTATCAAGTTCTGTCGACGCCAGCCGTCTATGTTGACGGGGAGCTAATCAAGGTCGTGGCGAATTCCGTCAAGCAACCCGAACCCGGCGAGCGGACCATCACGGCCGTCTCTGCCGGCGGCGGGTCTGTCGATCATGTCGTGGGCGTCGATGCGTCGACGCTCAAGGGGCGCGTAACATTCGCCTTGATGGTGACCGGCGAGAACGTCGAAAAGGTGGAGGGCTGGGTCGACAAGGCCAACAATCACGAGCCAGTCACCATCTCGATCGTCTCGGCGGCCCGCACGTCGAGCTATGCGCGCATGTGGCTGCAGGGTGAGCCCGAGTACAGCTACGAGGCCGAGGGCCAGGTCGAACTGACCTTTGAGGGATCGCGTCCGGCACACGCATAACGTCAATATTAGGCAAAAATCGGGGGATTCATAATGCCTATCGTGAAAGAGGTCAGACTCAACGAGTTCACCTACCCGCATCAAGGCGAGTACAAGAGGGCCACGACAATACTATTGCAGCCGCCCGGGCTCAATCAGTTCCGGGTCCACAATCGCATGACGCACTACATCATGCAGGCTGCAAAATCACTCGCGAAGGAACTGCCGGACGATATCAAGCGGTCCAGCGAGCAAACAATCAACATGACCGCCGACGGCGCGCTGGACGACGGGTCAGACCAAATCATGTCGGTCCTCGGCATGGGCATAACCGACGGCGACGTCTATGTGCAGTTCTGCGATGATGTCAAGGACATTCTGACGGGTCGCCCGAACCTCTGCCGCATTGAGGGGACTGACGCTCCAATCACCGAGGAGGCGTGGGCAAACATCGCTCATGCAAACGGCGTTCAGGGCGTGTCTCGCATCCTGTCGGTGTTCACCAGTTTTTTTATGGAGCCGATGGAATCGAGGTCACAGAGCGCGAATGGACACGAGAAGTCCATTGGCTCTGCCTCGCCTATGACGGGGCACTTGACATCTCCTATGCCTCCGCGTGTTCACGACGTGAGCTGAGGTGGCTCGCCGAGGATCTGCGTCAATATTCGAAAGCGGCTGAGGCCGAGCAGAAGAAAAGATCAAGGTGATGAGATTCACAGTTGAATACCTTTTCAATTTGCGTGATCGCGCCTCGGCACAGTTGCGCAAGATCTCTGCCGCATCGAAGGCCGCGCGCTCGTCCGTCCATGCGGCGGGGGGTGCGTTCAACAAGATGGAGCACGACGCGAACCGAGCGAGCAACTCGCTCGGTCGGCTGGCGCATCGCATGAGGGCCCTACGAACGGTCAGTCACAGCATGCGGGGGATGGGCCTATTCGGATCCTTCGGCATGATGGCCGGCAGCGGGATGATGATGCGCGATATAGGCGGCACGTTACTGTCGTTCTACGATGCCATCAACTCCGCTAACGCTAAATTCTCGAAGGGCAAGGGACTCAGTCCGGAGCGCCTTGCTCTTATGAAGGAGGCGGTCCAGGAGCTCGGACGGACGACGCGATTCACCACCACCGAAGTCGGCAACGCAATGAATATGCTCGCAATGGCCGGGCAGACCCTTGATCAGGCCGTCGGGTCGGACACGAAGGGCTTCACGAAGGGCTCGCTTGCGGCGACACTGAACTTAGCTGCGGCGACCGGCGCCGACCTCGCACGATCGGCCGACATCGTCACGAACATCATGTCCGCGTACGGGATCGGGGTCAACGAACTGTCGAGAGTTTCTGACGTCCTGACCTATGCCGTCAACAGCAGTAACCAGAACATCTACGAACTGGCCAATGCGATGAAGATGGCGGGCCCGTCATCGAAGGAATTCGGAATCAGTCTTGAGCAGACTGCTGCGATGACGATGGCGCTAGCGAATGCCGGCATCAAGGCGACCATGGCAGGCACCGGGATCCGGCGCATGGCGACGCGCATGGTCGCAATCAACTCTCAGTCTGCAAAGGTGTTCAAGCGCCTCGGCATAGATCCCAAATCGTACAGCAAGGGCGGCAAAATCGACGACGTGTTCGGTGTCCTGCAGAAGTTCATTGAGGTCGGCGCGAAGACGAATGACATTTTTGAGATCTTCGGCGACCGAGCCGGTCCGATCATGCTCAGATTGATGTCGGTCGGTCCGGAGAGGCTGCGAGAGCTCGCAAAGGAACTGAAGGGAGCCAGTGGTGCTGCCGAGGCGTCGCGGAAGATCATGGAGATGGGGCTGCCGGGAGCCTTTCGCAAGCTTTTGTCTCGCCTCGAGGCCGTCAAGATCGGCCTGGGCGAGGCCGGACTTACCAAGGATCTGCGGTCGATCGCAGACGGCATCACGTACCTGTCTGACAAGTTCAAGGAGCTCGACCCCGTCACAAAGCAATGGATAGCACGCCTGCTGCTGGCCATCACGGCATTCTCCATGGCCGTGATCCCGCTCGGGATATTTGCAATCGCGCTGTCGGCCTTGGTTCCAATTGTCGGAGCTGTTTTGAGCCCGTTGAAGCTTCTGACGATACTGCTCTTGCGAATTGCCTATCTCTCGCTTGTGCAGGTGGCTGGAGGGCTGCTCGGGCTCGCGATAGGCATCGGCCAAGCTGCAAAGCATGTAGCGGCCCTGTGGCGCCTCCACGGCGCTCTTGCGGCCCTTGCGTTGCTCGGAAAGGTGGCGCTGGCCATCACCGTGGTCGTCGCCGGCATCGCGGCGGCGCAGTGGATTTACGACAATTGGGAGCGCCTGAAGCAGCTTGCGCGAGAGCCGCTGCGGTTTAACGCGATATTCCCGGAGGCTCCGGATTGGGTAAAGTATGTCGGGAAGCAGCTCGGATGGGCGCACAACGAGATGACCAAACCAATGTATTCGGCGGCAAGCAAGGGGATGCAGAAGCATAACCACCCCGGCGCCAGGCCGCTTTCCGTGGAGGGAATCCAGGCGCTGCGCGTTAAGAGTGACGTCAATGTCCATTTGACCCATCGCATCATGACACCCAAATCAATCCAGCTTTACGGCATGATGGGGCAGCAGGTCGGGAGCATCCCAATCAGTGCAGAGCATCCAAAAGGGAGAGCGACGGCCGCGCCGGCCGCCGCGGCCGCACCATGAGGCTTTCGGGAATCAAAACTGCGCGATTTCGTGGCGTCCGAATCCTCATTCCCGAGGACCAGACCGAAGGCGGCCGGAACGTCATTGAGCACAATTACCCAGACTCCAATGTCCGATGGCTCGAGGATAACGGCCGGCAGGTCGATAACTATCGCGTCAGGGGTTACATCCCTGATAGCGAGATCGGAGCTCTGAAGGCGGCGCTGGACCGGCCAGGGCCGGGCACGCTCAATCATCCCTGGCTTGGGCGAGCTCGAGTAGCTGTGATGGGGCGATATCAGATCGCGCGGACCGACAAGCACAGCGGCTATCTTGAGGTCGACATCCCGTTCGGACGCACGTCCGGTTCTGGACTCCCGATATCGATTCGCGCGATACCGGCAACGGTGACGAGCCTCGCCAGTAGCGGACTCGCGTCCGCGTTTGCTCAGATGGGGGCACGCTGGAAATGATCTCGACGCGGTCAGTTATAGGAGATGCGATCTACGACATTGCGAGCGAGCTCGTAGTGCAATTCGGCGAGGCGTCTACGACCGCCCGACTAATCAGGGCGCAGGCTGCGTCGCTGGTCGACCGTCCCGGTGACCTTTCGACATTGATGACGGACGCATTCCGGGAGCCGTTCGATAGTGACGAGATCAGCCAGGACCGCCTCGTCACGGGTTACAAGCGCGTGGTCACGTATGTAGTCGACGCAATAGCCATAGACGCAAGCGCTATTGTCCCGACTACATACGACCTCGCCGTTAGAAAGAATAATCTGACCCTGCTGTGCGACACGATCCGAGTCGCATCGTTTGCCAATATCGCCGACGCCATGGCGGGCCGGACGTACGCCACCGCAGAGGCCGTCTCCGAAGACGAGGAATATTTGACGCGACTCTATGATGCGATCCAGGAATCGTCGCTCGACGGAGAAACCCTGCGTGAGATCGGCCAGGTCTACGTTGCAATAACCGATGTCCTGGGCGATCTTGAACTCCGCTTGCCGCGCGTTGTCGACGTCGCTGTCGTCGAGATTCCAGCGTCCGCTCTGGCCTATCAGCTCTATGACTCTGCCGCTCGCGTAGACCAGATTGTCGGCCTCAACCCGCTAAGTAACCCGATTCTGTATGACGGGACGGCCTCTGCGTTGGTGGAGGCGATCTGATGGCGCTCGTGATTGTCGCATTCAACAATGTGCCGTACGCCGGCTGGAAGGAAGTCGAGGTCTCCAACAAGTTCGATTCGGTAACGGGCGAATGCACTGTGACGATGAGTGTCGACCCAGTGACCGAGGCCTTCCCGTGCGCAATGGGCGACAAGGCGGTCGTTACGATCGACGGGCGCCCTGTAGTGACAGGGCATGTCCACACGATCTCCGGGTCGGATGATTGGGGATCGCACAATGTCACCGTGAACATACGAGACAAGACTCAGGACCTAGTCGACAGCACGATCGGCCCCAAGCAGGAGAGCAAGCCGCCAGTCTCGCTGAAAAAGGTGTGCGAGGACTGCGTCAAGAAGATGGGTTTGGATTTCGCGGTGAAGGATTTGGTCGGCCCCGAATTGTTCCGGGGGTCGGAGCTCATCAAAGGGTGGATCGATGACCGCGGATTCACGCATTTGGACAAATATGCACGGGCACGCCAGACGGTTCTCAACACCGACGGCAAGGGTAACCTGCAGATCAATCGTAACACGGGCAAGCGCGGCAGCGGCTATCTCTACCGCGGCAAGGAAGACAACGCGCGCAACAACATCCTGAAGTCAAGCTTTTCGGTCTCGGATGCCAACCGGCACAACAAGCACTCGGCGGCCGGCCAGAAATCTCCGAACGATAAGGATCATTGGGAGGCAAAACCCAAGGGTGATCCGGACGCACAGGCTGGACCAGTCTCAAAAAACATCGGCGAGGCCGAGGATCCAGCGGTCCGTCCGCAGCGCAGGATCCACTACCGCGGCTACGTTGGCCAGGAGGGGCAGACTCCTCGCGATGCCGCCAGGTGGCGTGCGAACTTGGCGCGATCGCGCGACGTCACGTACTCGGCAACGGTTGCCGGATACTACTGCGGAGGAGAGATGTGGTGGCCAGGCGTCATCATACCTGTGAGTGACAATCACTGGCAGCTTGAGACGGAGATGTTCATCAAGGGTGTGACGCTCCGCAAAAGCTGGGACGGCGGCGAGACGACAGAGCTCGAACTGTCCGAGAAGGACGCGTTTTCGAACAAGGAGACAGCCACCGACAAGAAGAATCGCACAAGCAAGAGGGGGATCGGCAACAAATGAGTGAGTCGCATCGCAACATGTTCTACGCCGAGCTCATCGAGGTCAGTGAGGACAAAGGGCCCTACATGCTGGTACGGGCCGCCGCTGACGGAGACGAATTTACCGTCCGCGTCTCGTCTCCCCATGGACTCGCATCATCCCCTCTGAAGGGGTCGCTGATCGCGGTGCAGTGCCCGGATGGTGACCTCGGCAAGGCGTGCGGCACGATCGAGCCGCCGCCGGCAGATCGCATTGATGGTCAGAAGGAGGGCGAGGTCCGAATCAAGAATCTCAAAACGGGCAAGCAGCAGATCATTGAGCTGGATGACGATGGCAATATCCTGCTCAAGAGTCCCAACGGCAAAGTCCACATCAATCCGACGTAGGTCAGGCATGCCTTTGATAGCAAGACTCGGCGACACATCAACTCACGGCGGGGCGATCATCACATCGGCCGCGAAGTCATTGTGCGAGGGCGCTCTGATCGCGCGCCGAACAGACATCCTTGCCTGCCCGATTCACGGCCCGAACCCCATCGTGGAGCACTCAGAAAAGATGCTTTGCGAGGGTCTCGAGGTGGCGCGAGACGGCGACGCCACTGCATGCGGTGCGCGCCTGATCTCCGGAGCCGTTATCACAAAGGACGAGGCCAACTGATGGCAGCGACAGACATACTCTATGAGCAGGACGACGACGGCATCTACGACCTCGCTGTCGACCCTTTGACGCGTGACTGGCGAATGACGGACGGTCTCGACAGCAGCTTGTTCGTGTCTCTTTTTTCGGATGCTCGTGCGTACGAGGACGAGGTTGCGGATCCTTTACTCCGACGAGGCTGGACAGGAGACCTCGTCCCTGAAGTACCGGAGGACCGGCACGGGTCGACGCTGTGGTTCTACGAGCAGGCACGGTCGGACACATCGCAGGATATCAGACAGGCCTGCTTCGACGCTCTCGAGTGGATGCAGGAGGACGGGCTCGTCACATCACGAGACGTGTCCGTCGCTCCGAACCCGGTAACGCGCACGATGACAATCCTGATCACACTCAATTTGCTCGCTGGCGGTGTGGCGCGTAAGGCGTTCACGCTCGCGCAAGCGACGCAGGAAAGGGTTCTGGTGGATATCTGATGTCGCTCACGATCCCAACACGATCCGGCGTAGTCTCGCAAGGTCAAGCGTATGTCCGCACGGCCGCGCCCGAGCTCGATCCGTCAACCAATCGACGTTCTTATGTGGGCGGCATGGTCAAGGCTTTTATGCTGGGCCTTCACGATTGGTACGTAGCTTTAAGGAAGGCAACACTTGAGTTTTTCCCTCAAACTGCGACGCGCGATTTCCTGACGACCGGGTGGTGGGTCGATATCACTGGCCTAACGCGAAACGCTGCAAGTCCAGCGCAGGGGCGTGTGGTTATCACGGGAACGGCCGGCAAATCGCTGCCTTCGGGGGCGGTGCTGACGGCCAATAACGTCATCTACACCACTGATGACGCAATTGGAATCGCGACTCAGACATTGACCATATCGAGCCTGACTCGATCGGGGTCAACAGCTATCGCAGAGACTCCCGGCAGTCATTTGCTTGCGACCGGGATGACGGTCACGATCTCCGGGGCTACGGAGTCGGAATACAACGGTTCGGCTGAGATCACTGTCACTGCAGATAACGAGTTCACGTTTGCAGTGTCGGGCTCGCCGACGTCGCCGGCAACAGGATCTCCGATCGCGTCCGCAACATACGGCGTTGGATCCATCACATGCTCCTCAACAGGGATCGAAGGCAATGTGTCTGCAGGCGGCACGTTCGTCGCATCCACGCCTCCTGCGGGCGTGGATTCGTCTGCCATAGCAACTTTCGGGGGCGTGGACGGTGGCTCGGCAGAGGAAACCATTGCAGCCTATCGCGAACGCATTCTCGAGGCGCTCGGCACCGACTACGGCATGTTCACGGCGTCCGAAATCAAGATAGTTGCGAAGCAGGTAGCGGGCGTGACGAGAGTTTGGGTCAAGGAAGCATCTCTCAACGGCGCAAACGGCGTCAATGAGGGGCAGGTGGTCATAGCGTTCATGCGTGATAACGATGCTGATGCCTTCCCGAGCGCAACCGAGGTGGCGGCCGTCAAATCCCACATAGTAACGCACATTATGCCAGCGCATACGGCTGAGGAAGACGTGAGCGTTGTGGCGCCGACGGCCAGCGCTATTTCAATCACGTTCACGGCGCTCTCGCCCGACACGCCGACGATGCGAACAGCAATACTCGCGCGCCTCGAGCAGTTCTTTGAGGAGGCGGTCGATTACGAGACTGACGTGCCGCTGATCGACATCGAATGTGCCATCAAGGACGCATATTCCGTCGAAGACAGATCGGCACCGATCACATTCACGCTTTCGGCACCGTCGGGCACGACAATTATGTCGACAAATGAGATTCCAACTTTAGGCACGGTGACGTTCCCATGAGCAGGGGCTGGCTAATAAAAAGAGATGCTTACCCGAATTTGCTTGCACACACGCCGAGCGGATGGGCTTGGATCGGATTCCGAATCCCAGGCAAGACGGCATATGCCTTCTGGATGGCAATATCGCGATCTCTCACGGACGCCTGGCAGGCCCTATGCGACATGGTCGACGAGGTCGATTATCGCACCGGAACACAATTCATAGGTGAGTGGCAGGACGCTCTCAGCCTTCCCGATCCCTGCTTGCCTCCGACGGCGTCAATGTCGGACAAGCGAAATCAGATACAATTCCGCCTCGACAAGAAACGATGGACGACGGCTCAAGACTGGAAGGATTTGGCATTACTGTTCGGCGTGCGCATCGCTGTTGTTCCAGGCTGG